AGGTAACCTGCTGGTGCGTAAGCATCACGACTACGGCCCAAAGAACATTGCTCACTCACCAGGTGGACCACTTAATGGTTTGCGTGTACGTATGTGGGACAAGATAGCACGCATCAATAACCTACTTGACTCCGGTGTTAAGCCTAGTAATGAGTCTTTGCGTGACAGCTTCCTTGATCTACTTAACTATTCAGCAATTGCAATGATGGTACTTGACGGTGTATGGCCTGAGATACCGGAACCTAATTGTGACTGAGGGTTTCTATAAGACTGATACGTTCAAGACATCTAACGATGATACTTGGACTACACCAAGAGACTTCTTTGACAAACTTAACAAAGAGTTTAACTTTGGTTTAGATGCAGCAGCACTTGCCTCATCAACCTTAGTACCTGATAATTGGTACGGTCCTGATCATACAGAAGAAGGAAAGCGTAATGCGCTTATCTTGGACTGGAACCATAACTCACGTGGTAAACCTATTTGGTTGAACCCACCTTATGGTAGAACTATTAAAGATTGGGTCCGTAAAGCTGACAGCGTTGCTAACGGAGGGGGTACAGTTGTGTGCTTAGTACCAGCACGTACTGATACTTCTTGGTGGCACGAGCATTGTATCCATCACGAGATTAGATTTATTAGAGGACGATTGAAGTTTGGTAATCAAAAGAACTCAGCACCTTTTCCTAGTGCAGTTGTGGTGATGCGATGACTGAACTCAACCCATCTATCTATGAGATAGCACCCAGTGTGGCTTACGCTGTAGCACAGCGTTACCCAAAGTTTGTTGAGCACGATGATGTAAAGCAAGAGTGTTTGCAATGGGCATTGACTCGCGCTGTCTACATCAACGAACAGCTAGGTGAACCTGATACAGACAAGCGTAGGCACAACGAGCAGAAGATTGCTTGGCAGATGCTACGTGTAGCAGAACGTTACGCACGCAGGGAGAAAGCTAGTAGATCTGGTTACCAACTAGGTGATGAGGCTTACTATGAGCGTGCAACACTGGCTCAGTTACTACCCTTTGTTATTGCATCCATCATAGATGGAACAGTATTAGAACAAGCACAAGAGATGGTCAAGGATGGTCAACCACGTGGTTCATCATCACCGGCAGAAGGTGGCAACCTGCTTGCTATCTTGCTAGACATCAAGAAGGGTTACCTTAAACTGGATATAGATGAGCGACAGCTTCTAGTCTGGCGCCACCACCAAAGCCTTACCCTGTCCCAGATTGCAGCGATACTAGAGTGTGCTGTATCTACCGCAGACCGCAGGTGTATCAACGCACTGCGTGCTTTGCAGAAGCATCTTGGTGGGGAGAACCCGTTTAGATGAAGATAGCCCCTATTACATTAAAGAAAGCAAATGAGATTGTTATTCAATGGCACAGGCATCACAAACCTAGTGTCGGGCACAAATTCAGTATAGCTTTGATGCAAGATGAAGATTACATAGGCATTGCTATTTGTGGTAGACCAGTTGCTCGTGGTTCTGATGATGGCTTTACTCTTGAAGTTGCACGACTATGTACTAATGGTGCGCCCAATGCTTGTTCTAAGTTGTATGGTGCGTGTGCTCGTGTTGCTAAAGAAATGGGTTACACAAAGATAGAAACATATATTTTACAAAGCGAACCTGGTATTAGTCTTAAAGCAAGTGGTTGGATTATGGAAGCAGTAACAGCTGGAGGTCAATGGAAAAGAACAGATGGAGTTATCAATAGGACAGATCAACCCACCGAACCTAAGCAAAGATGGGTTAAGTTTCTATGAAAGAACAAGAACTATTTGACTACCTTAAACTAGACCTGTACCCAGACTTAGAAAAGTATGTCGGTATCTATGATGCCTTTGACTGTATCAGTCAGCAGGCAGGTCACTACATTGAACTCAAGTGCAGACACACTCACTATCCCACGTTACTCATTGAAGAGATGAAGTATCGCAAGTTAATAACGCAAGCTGCTGAGCGTGATCTCATCCCGTTCTACATTAACTCGACACCGTTAGGTGTCTTTTCTTTTGACCTGATGGATGTACCAGAACCTGAATGGGTAAGCCACTGGATGCCAGCGACAACAGAGTTTGCACGATCTAATAAAGTAAGTAAGTTAGTAGGTTATCTACCGATAGAAGAAGGTGTAAGGTTATGATGTATGACTATCGTTGTACCCAGTGCCATAGTGAATTAACTATAGAGCGAAAGATGACAGATGAAGCACTGATTCCTTCTTGCTTTGACTGCCACATACCAATGGTACGCAAGTGGGACTCACCTACTGTTCAGTTCAAGGGTAAGGGCTTCTACTCCAATGGTGGCTGAGTTCCCCAACTGGTTTGCCCAAACTGCCCAGCCTAACTTTGAGCGGTTTCTAATTCCGTTAGCGGGCCAAGATTATTTGCAGTTCTTGCAGCTGGGTGCATACACCGGAGATGCCAGTCGTTGGCTAGACTTTCACGTTCTTACTGGTACTGACTGCTCTCTTACTGATGTTGATACCTGGGAGGGTAGCGATGAAGAGGCTCACGAGTCTATAGATTTTGATGAAGTGTTTAATGTTTATCTTTCCAAGACGGAAAAGTGTGAGTCAGTAAGTTATTTTAGATCAACAACTTTTGATTTCTTAACCAAACAAAGACACCGTAATTATACTTTTGATTTCATTTACATAGATGCAGACCATACCTCAGCTGGTGCGTTACTAGATGCTGAACTATCGTGGGACTTACTCAAGTCCGGTGGCATTATGGCCTTTGATGATTACACGTGGGGCGATCACCTGCCTGCCTACCTTGCACCTAAGCTCGGTATCAACCTCTTCTTCCACCGACACCAGGGTAAGTTTGAATTATTGGTGATGAATACTCAGGTGTGGATTAAAAAACTGTAAGCAAAAACCCCACCAGCGAACGGGCTAGTGGGGCAGTGCTACTGAAGGAAAGGGTTAGGAACCTTCAGTTGCTTCAACAATTCCTTGTATGAGCCACTCTACCACAGGTACAGCTACAGCATTACCCATCTGCTTATACCTGGTTGAGTCTGACTGTCCAGCAGTCCAATCATCAGGGAAACCCTGCAATCTTTCACACTCTACTGGAGTTAAGCGTCGCACATTGGTTGGTGTAGCAATGCCCGATACATTGTTGCCACCAGTACCCATACGCGATGTAAGTGTATTCATTGTGTCTCCTTGAACTCTAGCTCCATCGTGGTAGTGAGGATGAAAGACAATGACTGTCGTTCGCACATCACCATTATCAAATGCGTTCAATGTTGGTATTACCCCCCCCGTTATCCACGTTTCGTAATCATCCACATTCTGTGCTCGCCTACTCTTGGTGAACCACAAGGTTTTCACTTCCTCCACCTAGATCGCCACCATTGGCACGCAAAGTGCCAACTCCTTCTGTGTATCCACCAAAGGATGATGAAGTAACAACAACATTGTCTTCTGGTCTTTTGTAGGTAGTAGCAGTAAGAGTTGTTACGCCTGGTGTGTACTTAGCGAAACCTGTCTGACCAAAGCTGCTTGCAGTTTCTCCGGCAAGGTCTTGCCTCTCTTGTTTGCCCTGCGTAAGATCCCCTCGCAAGCCTTCTGACTTAAAGAGTATTTCGGCAACGCCTCCGCTAGCAGCACGTCGCCCAACGATGAAGACGCGCTTCCTGCGCTGGGGTACTCCGAAGTGTTGAGCATCAAGCACACGCCATCCGAGAGAATACCCGAGGTCGGCCATCGTCCCAATGACGACTCCAAAATCTTTTCCTCCGTTACTGGATAGCAAACCAGGTACGTTTTCGAGGATGAAGTATTCTGTTTGCGTTTCTTCCACAAGTCTTGCAATCTCCCAGAATAACCCGCTTCTTGCGCCAGCAAGACCAGCGCGTTTGCCAGCAACGCTGAGGTCTTGGCAGGGAAATCCTCCTGTAATAATTCCTGTGCTTGGTGTAAATCCTGCATTTATTAGATCCTCTCCCTTTACTGTTGTTACATCTGTAAATTGTGTAGCGTCAGGAAAATGCTGCGCCAATACCTGGTTGCAGTTCTTATCTATCTCAACCGAGGCTACTACCTTTACTCCTTGTCGTTGCATAGCTAAGTCAAAGCCACCAACGCCTGCAAATAAACTAACTCCCGTTAACATCAGTACCAGTGCTTTCGTTGGTGGT